TGTACCATTCCCAGTCGGTCAGGCCGCGCGGGATGGCAACGAAGCCGCGAGAAGGGTCAATGCCCACGGCCTGACCTCCTTTCGAATGGAACGCCCGTATCGCCAGATAGCACAGCGGTAGCGGTTAGAAGGGGAGGTCGTCACTGTCATCAATGATGGAAAAGCCATCAGAATCGTGTGCTTCTGCGTCGGGGACAGCGACCGGCTGACCATCGGGTGATTTGCGTTCGGCGCGATAGCTCTGGCTGGCAAAACTGGTCTGTTGGGCCTGCGGAGCGCTCTGTGCGGCCTTTGCTTCCTGAACATGATTTGCTGTCTGCTGGTCAAAATCCTTCACGACAGCCCGCTCTGCGGCCTTACTGCCGCAGAAGCTCACGTTACTGGCGACGACCTCAACTTTGGTGCGGTTGTTGCCGTTCTTGTCCTGGTACGAGGTCGTCTGCAAGCTGCCTTCGATGGCGATCATGCTGCCCTTCTGGAAATACTTACAGACGAACTCGGCGGTCTGCCGCCACGCGGTGACGTCGATAAAATCGGACTTGCGCTCTTCGCCCTGCCGGGCAAAGCTGCGGTCACAGGCAATGCGGAAACTGCACACATTGATGCCGCTCGGGGTGGTCTTCAATTCCGGCTCGTAGACCAGACGGCCCATCAGCGCAACAACATTAAGCATGGGCCGCACCCTCTTCCTCGGCGTCGCCAGCGCCTACCTCGTAGTCGATGTTGGCGCCCATCAGGACCTCCGGACACTCGGCGCGGGCAAAGTAAGCGGCGGCGCGGTACTTGAGCATCATTTCGGTCATTTTGGGCCAGTAGCTGCCATTCTTGTTCCACCACCCGGCATCCTTTGCCATCTTGACCGTGACTTTCGGACCTTCGACCTTTTCGCCGGTGAGCTTATCCACGCCGATCAGGCGGCAGCCCCAGTTGTCGGTGCCTTCTTCGCCCTCCATGCGGTAGCGGGTGCGGCCTGCAAACTGGCCGCTGTTGTCGATGAGGGCTTTGCAGCTCTTGCCGCTCCATGTGGGCATACCATGGACGACGTAAAGGTTCTGCATGACGAAGAGATGAGAAACGCCCATGCGCAGGGCCATCTCGCAGGCGATAGCGCACGCGCCGGGATTGCCGGTGTAGGTCTGGGGCAAGAAGCCTGCGGGAAGCTGCGCCATAGCGGCGGCTTTAGACTTTGCAAGCATCCAGTTGCGCTCGTCAACGGTCAATCCCTGCACCTTCTCGGCGTAGCTCTGGCGCTGCTGCAGCTGGATAGGTGCTGCAGGCGCAGGCACCTCTGCACTCTGGACGACAGCTGAATTCTGGTTGAGCATTTCAGCAGGAGACTGGTTCATTTTTTCAGGCATGGTGAATTTCCTCCTCGGTAAATTTAATATCGATGATATTTGCATAACGCTTGATGGCGTCAAGCTCGGATTTGGTGCAACGGAAGACGAGCTTCCGGTCACGTGGCTCTTCCCGGCGAGTGAAACGGGCGAAGAAATCGTCATCGTACTCGTCCGGCGTGTAACCATCTCCGTAAGCGGCACCCGGTTTGACAAGGCTGACAGTGTAGGGGTTCTGCGCCGGGCCTTTGTAGTTGTCCGGCATCCCACGAATGACGGCCTCCCGTAGCATGGTGCGGTACTCGGTCATGTAACAAAAATCTATGGATTCATACGGCTCAGGCATGATTTCTTCGCCAGCAGCGGCATGAACGATGTCGATGAGGCACATGAGCTCACCGACCCGGCGATAAATCGAGTCGATTGTGCGGCGGGTCTCCTGACTGCCCAGCTGATGGCTGCGGGCGAAGCCGGTGAACAGAGCCACAGCATAGTTGACGTCGCTGGTGAGCTTGTTGCCGGTACTGATGAGCCGGAACAGCACATTGTCGTTCCCGACGTACTGGAAAATGCCCTCGGCCTTGTTGGACAGGTCTTTGATTCGCGCTCTGCGGGCAAGCGGATTACTCATCTTCCTCACCTCCGTCATATTCCGGCGGCTGACGGCAGAGCCGGGCCGCTTCCTCACGGATGCTGTTCAAGGTTTCACATAAGCTGGCAAAGGTCGTTTCCAAGTCCTCGCCGACCAGGCGGGAGTAACTGCCCTTTCCGGTGTCCCATGCACGGCGGCAGGAGAAGGCGATGCTATTGGCGTTTTCGAAATCTGCCTGTGCAGCCTCGCTGATTTTGGAGTGGAGGGCCGCTACCTGCTTTTTCAGGTCTGCGTTATCCTTGGCAAGCTCTGCGTTCCGGGCATCTGCAAGGCCCCGTGCCTTTTCTGCAGCGCGACGGTCAACTTCTTCTTCGTCGATGACGCCCACGATGGGCTGGTGCTTCAGGGCCTCTTCTGCGTCGTTTGCCCGCTGCGACATCTGAGCGCACTGCTCTTGTAACCCATCAATGTCGGCGTGGGCGGCTTCCAGATGACTCTCGGCGGTTTTGGCACGGGCTTCGGCCTTGGTCTGCATCTTCCATGCTTCCTCTTCCCGGGCTTCGGCGGCGTCTAACCGGCTTTTGAGTTGATTGTTCTGTTCTTTCAGGCCGCTGATGTCGGCAAGAGCGGATTCATAGCGGCTTTCTGCTTCCTCCCGCTTTTCCGCGTCCTTAGAGGTCTGGGCTTCGGCGCTTTTCACCAGCTCCTTGAAATAGGCATTTTCCTTGCGGGCGTTCTGAGCGGACTTCTCGGCGGTGTCGGCACGGTCTTTCTCGGCCTTGAGCTGGGCTAAAAGCTCCTGCACCCGCTGGCTGTCTCCGGCGGCGTCCACCAGCTGCCCAGCACACCCGCTGCGGGCGATGAGGTTCAAATCTTTGCGGGTCAATTCGGGCAGCTGTTTTAATTCCGCAACAGTTGCGGAATTAAAAGCGTCTCCGTTTTTGACCATCGTGCGAGCGCTTCCTTCGCTGAGCCCCTTGCTCTCATACCACTTTGTCCATGTACCGCCGCCATACCGGCCCGCCTTGGCAGTCAGAGTGTGGATCCGGGCAAGGTAGATGCAGGAGATCAGGTATTCGTCCTGAGCCGCACCGTAGTGCAAATCAAACTGCTGGTCGGCGTCTGCGGCCTGCTGGGACAAATCACCCAGAGCCGAGAAGTCAAAGCTGGGGACAGCTGCGGATGCAAAAGAAGTCTCCGCAGGAACAACAGGGGCCGATGCGCTGCTCTGCGGGGACAGCGCGG